TAACACAATTGGCTGCAACAATGCAGCAATAGGTTACCGTGCTTTAACTACTAATACAATAGGATGCAATAATGCAGCAATAGGAAATTCTGCTTTAAGATCAAATTCAGTAGGAAACTTTAATACAGCAATTGGACTTGAAGCTTTACGCTACAATACATCAGGATCTAATAATACAGCAATAGGTTTTAATACTTTACGCAATAATACAACAGGATGCAACAACACAGCAATAGGATATTGTGCTTTACGAGCTAATTCAGTAGGAAATTTTAACACAGCAATAGGAATTGGTGCCTTACGTACTAATACATCAGGATCTAATAATGTAGCGATAGGACGATATGCTTTAGTTTCTAATACAACAGGAGAATCTAATATAGCAATAGGACCTCAGGTTTTACTCTCTAACCAAATGGGAAACAGGAATGTTGGGATAGGCCAGGGTGCTTTACAATGTAACTACAATGGATGCAACAACACAGCAATAGGTCTATGTGCTTTATTCACTAACTCATCAGGACATAACAATACAGCAATAGGAAGTGGTACTTTATGTGCTAATACAACAGGAATCAACAACACAGCAATAGGTTATCGTGCTTTATGTACTAACACAATAGGAACCAACAATACAGCAATAGGATGTCTTGCTTTACGCTCTAATTCAACTGGAAACAATAATACAGCAATAGGACAATGCGCTTTATTTAATTCAGTAGGAAGCCATAACACAGCAATAGGATATCAAGCTTTATGTACTAACACATCAGGAGGAGAAAACACAGCAATAGGTAACCGTACTTTATGCGCTAACACAACAGGAACCAACAACACAGCGATAGGCCAGTATTCTTTACGAGCTAACACAACAGGAAGAAATAACACATCAATAGGTTATCGTACTTTAATGGCTAATACATCTGGTTTATACAATATAGCAATAGGAAGAGTGGCTTTACAAAATAACTCAACAGGATGTTACAACACAGCAATAGGACTTAATGCTTTAGTTTTTAATACAACAGGATGTAATAATGCAGCAATAGGACGTGCTGCTTTATGTTGTAACACAGTAGGATGTAACAATATAGCATTTGGACAAAATGCAGGGCAAGGTTTTTCCGGAAGTTCCTCAAACAACGTAGCAATTGGATTTGGAGCAGGTCCTTCAACAGCAACTAACGAAAGCAATAAATTATATATAGCCTCTGGCTCCGGTACACCACTAATAAAAGGTGATTTTGCTGCAAAAACAGTAGATATTACAGGAGCTTTAACAGCAACATCATTTACTGGTTCACTTTTAGGAACAGCCTCTCCTGCAGGTTCGGATACTCAAATACAATATAATAATGCAGGAGTATTAGCTGGTACAAGTACACTTACTTTTGATGGTACTACAATTACCGCAAACCCAATTTCCGCAACTGGATATTTTATTCCCCAAAATGCTATAGGAAATTTATCTACGGTTGGTTTTGATTACCCAATATCTGGACCAGGAGTTTATCGTTTTGTATCAATGGATTCAGGAGGAGCTTATTATATAAATTTTCCCGATCCTGCTACTCCCGCAGATGGACAAACCATAATTATTATTAATGCAGATGCTACATATGCCGGATATTACGGTGCTACTCATCAACCACAAGATCCAAGTGGCACAGCAATTACATTAATTGGTACCAGTCAAGCAGATACTTTTGTAAACATGGAAGGAATATGGATAAGAACATCTAAACGACCATAAACCAATTTAATATATAATCACAAATCAAATAAAAAAATATGCCAATTATTCAAGAAGTTACAGAAAAAAAGTTTTTAACAGAAGAAGAAAAAACTACATTAAAAGACTTACAATCTAAAACCGAATCTCTAGTAGTAGAGTTAGGTGAAATATCACTAATTAAAATTCAAGTTGAAAACAGATATGAATCAGCAAAATCATACCTAACAGAGATATCAAATCAAGAAAAAGAATTTACCAAAACTTTATTTGATAAATACGGAAAATTCAGTCTTGACCCAGAAACAGGCGAAATTATTAAATCAAATTAATATATTCAAATTTTTGCCATATTTATAATAAAAATAATTTATAACAAATGGCGGAAACAATCGTATCACCTGGTGTATTAGCTATAGAAAATGATCAATCATTTATAACCCAACAACCTGTACAAGCTGGTGCCGCTATAATAGGTCCAACACCAAAAGGTAAAGTTGGTATCCCTGTTTTATGTACTACTTATAGTGATTATTTAAATAAATTTGGTTCTACATTTTTAAGTGGTAGCCAAACTTACACATATTTTACCTCTATTGCAGCATATAACTATTTTAATAGTGGAGGAAACACATTACTAGTAACACGTGTAGTAAGTGGAAGTACATCTTTAGATTGGACTCCTGCTACATCTTCATTTATTTCATCATCAGCCCATGCTGCTGGTTCTCCTTATAATACTTCTCCTTTTATACTAGAAACTTTATCTGAGGGAATAATAATGAATAGCACGGGCCCTACAGGTTCAGATGGAACATTACTAAGTGGTTCAGCCGATAATTTTAGATGGCAAACAACACCACCAAACATAAATGATGGAACTTTTTCATTACTTATTAGACAAGGAAATGACTCAGATATTAATCAATCAGTTGTAGAAAGTTGGGGTCCATTATCATTAGATCCTTTTGATTCAAATTATATTGAAAAAGTAATAGGTAATCAAGTTGAAACTATTCGCTCAGATAATGGAGAATACTATGTTCAATTAACTGGAAGTTTTCAAAATAATTCCTCTATTATTAGAGTTAAACAAGTTAACCAAACTACTCCAAATTATTTAGATAATAATGGAGTTTTTAAACCTCAATTTACTGGATCACTTCCCTCAGCCTCAAGTGGAACTTTTGGATCAGCTAAAGGAACTAATATTCCATCATCTGCCGGTAATTATTATGAAAATATAACATCAACTAACATACAAGGCCTTACAGCAAATGCATATGTTGAATCTATTTCTTTATTAGCAAATAAAGATGCATACAAATACAATATATTAGTTGCTCCTGGATTAATAAGTTCTCATGGAGCTCCTTCATCAACTGTTATTACACAAATCCAAACTACAGTACAAGAAAGAGGAGATGCTATAGCTATTATAGATTTAGTTCCATATAATGCTACAATAGGTACTGTAACTTCAACAGTATCCTCATATAATACACCATATATGGCTACTTATTGGCCTTGGTTAAAAACTGTTGATCCTAATACAGGAAATCAAGTTTGGGTTCCTGCTTCAACTATGATCCCTAGTGTATACGCTTTTAATGATAGTGTTGCTGCACCTTGGTTTGCACCCGCTGGTATAAACAGAGGTATTTTACCAACTGTTATTCAAGCTGAACGTATTTTAACTCAAGGAAATAGAGATACTTTATACCAATCAAACGTAAACCCAATAGCAACTTTCCCTGGTGCTGGTGTTGTAGTATTTGGACAAAAAACATTACAAAAGAAAAGAAGTGCATTAGATCGTGTAAATGTAAGACGTTTACTAATTGAGTTAAAAAATTATATATCTCAAGTAGCAGATACATTTGTATTTGAACAAAATGATGCAAATACACGAAGTGAAATATTATCAATAATTAATCCTTATTTATCCTCTATTCAACAACAACAAGGTTTAACTAGTTTTAAAGTAATCATGGATGAGTCAAATAATCCTCCATCTGTTGTAGATCAAAACCAATTAGTTGGACAAATTTATTTACAACCTACTAAAACAATTGAATTTATCCTTTTAGATTTTAATATTTTACCTACAGGTGCAGTATTTCCTGCTTAGTAGCATACTTTAATAAAAAAATCAATATTTATAATAAAAAAATAAAATGGCAAACTTTACAGTATCACCAGGTGTAACTACTAATGAATTAGATCAAACATTTTTGACAGGACAACCTGTACAAGCGGGAGCCGCTATTATAGGCCCAACAGTTAAAGGTCCTGTTGAAGTACCAACATTAGTAACTTCATACTCACAATATACATCATTATTTGGGGATTCTTTTATAAGTGGAGGAATAAATTATTCATATTTAACTTCAATTGCTGCATATAATTACTTTAATTATGGAGGATCTTCATTATTAGTAGCTAGAGTAGCAAGTGGAACATATACTTCTGCAACTAGTACTATTATACCAACTGGTTCTGGAATCCCTAATGGAACTTTAGGTTTATCCCCATTTACTTTAGAAACAATTTCACAAGGAATTATTATGAATAATTCCGGATCAGAAACTTCTGGAGCTTTAATTAGTGGTTCAAAAGATAACGTACGATTTGAAATCACAAATACAAATACAGGATCAGGTACATTTAATGTATTAATTAGACAAGGAGATGATACAATAAATAATAAAAATATACTTGAATCATTCAATGGAGTTAATTTAGACCCCAATTCAGATCGTTTTATTTCTTTAGTAATTGGTGATCAAAAATTAGCATATAATTCAACAAATATTCAAATGGAATTATCTGGAAGTTATCCAAATAATTCAAGATATGTACGAGTTAAAGCTGTTAATTACCCAACCCCAACATATTTAGACTCAAACGGAACTCTTACTAGTAATTTATACTCAGGATCACTACCTGCAAATGTAAGCGGATCATTTAGTACAGCTACAGGTACAGTTGCCTCAAATGTAGGAACAACAATGTATGAAAATATATCTACTGCAACACAAGGATTAGTAGCATCAGATTATGATAAAATGGTTGCTTTATTCGGAAACAAAGAAGCATACCAATTTAATCTATTATTTACCCCAGGTCTATTAAACGATAAACATACCTCAGTAGTATCTACAATCATTTTAAATACTCAAAATAGAGGAGATAATTTATATGTACTAGATTTAATCGATTATAATGGCACAGTTACATCTACTATAACGCAAGCTCAAACTAGAAACACATCATATGCTGCTTCGTATTGGCCTTGGGTTCGTATCGTTGATCCTGCAACAGGAAGACAAGTATGGGTACCTGCTTCAACTGTAATTCCTGGAGTATATGCTTTCAATGATAAAGTATCTGCACCTTGGTTCGCACCAGCAGGAATAAATCGTGGTGGATTATCTACAGTATTACAAGCTCAATTTAAATTAACTCAAGCTAATAAAGATTCATTATATAGTAATAACATTAATCCATTAGCTACATTACCTAGAAATGGTGTTGTAGTATTTGGACAAAAAACATTACAAAAACAAGCATCTGCTCTTGACCGTGTAAACGTAAGACGTTTGATGATTGAAATGAAGAATTATATTCGTCAAATTGCGGATACAGTAGTATTTGAACAAAATACAATAGCAACAAGAAATTCATTTGTAGCTAGAGTAACTCCATTTTTAGAAGGCATCCAACAAAAACAAGGATTATATGCTTATAAAATAATAATGGATGAATCAAATAATGGACCCGCAGTAATTGATCAAAATCAATTAGTAGGTCAAATTTATATTCAACCAACTAGAACAGCAGAATTTATTTCATTGGATTTTATCTTATTACCAACAGGAGCTGAATTTCCTGGATAAAAAATTAAATTATTAAAT